TAACGTATACCGCGTATACGTAAACCCACACACCAACGCTGTCGAAGTGTCATGTATTGGCATGGAAGTTGACAGCGTGGTCAGTGGGGAGTACGATTCGGTAGATGCCCTTCCCTTGTGGATGCAGGAGAAGGTTGCCCTACTCATGCTGACACCATTGGACAAGCCAACCAGTGAGGTCGAAGGAGTAGGCAGACGGATTGACGATAATGTTTATTGGATATTCCGTGTGTGATGTTAGTGCGGCACTAACAAGGGGGGTGGTTCGCCATCCCCCGACTTTGATTTTGATACCAGTTCCGAGGGGAAACACATGATAGACGAACGAGGAGAAATCGAAAAAAGATTGTCTCAAGGGTTGTGTCCGTGGTGTATGCAACCGTTGGAAGAAACAAACGAACCCAATACGCGCAGATGCAAACAATGTCGCGGAAAGGTTGTTGATCACATAGGAGAACGAGATGGCAATGACACCAGAAGCAAAAGTTAAGAAGAAAGTAGCGGCGCACCTAAAGGTGTTAGGAGCCTACTACTTCTATCCAGTTACTGGGGGCTACGGTAAGAGTGGTGTTCCAGACATCATCGGATGCTACGAGGGTAAGTTCTTTGGCATAGAATGCAAAGCAGGTAAAAACAAACCAACGCCCTTGCAAGAAAAGAACCTATCTGATATAAAGAGTAGCGGTGGCATAAGTCTTGTCATTAACGAAGACAATATAGATGACGTGTTGATCTATGTTGGCGGTCAGAACCGCGACCCACGACAGCTTGAGTTGGATTTTGAAGGCTCACCTGTTTAGACACTGCACAAATTGGAGATCGTTATGGGATACACCGAAGAAGGTATCGGTTATCAGCGTAGAGATACAAGTCTCGCCGCCGCTGAAGATAACGCAGGTAAGAAAGTTACCTTACGCGAACAAGTCTACACACTACTAACCAAATCACCTACCCCAATGAGCACTGAGGAAATCGCGCAACACTTAGAGCGTCCTTACGTTTCAGTTCAGCCACGTCTATCTGAGTTATCAAATGATCGACGTGTGATAGATAGTGGGAAGCGCGGCAAAACCCAATGGGGTAAGGCGTGCATTCTATGGGAGGTGCCACATGGCGAAGCAACGCACTAAAGCTGAGTGGATCGCCATCGCAAATCATTGCGTCGAGGCGTACATAGTCGCACCCAAGTATTCGCCAATGCGTTTATTATTTTCATGGGGTGAGAAGTATGCGCGGAAGCAAGCCGCCAAATCCCCTGAGTAACCAACCACACCGCAGGACTTTAACCGTACGAGGGTCTTGTGGTTACTTGTTATATCGTACGAGCAATAGGAGAACGACATCATGGCTATTAAATCATCCCCCAAAGCCGACAAGGTATGGGCGTATTTAGTTAAAAATAAAACAGCTACCCCTGCACAGGTCGCAAAGGCCACAGGCGTATCGTATGGATATGCTTACAAGTTAATGCAGAAGATTAGCACACCGAAAGAGGTGTTTATCGCAGAGGAGGAAGCGAAAAGCACTGGAAAAAAGCCACAAGCCGCCAACCAAAGACAGGTTGGTGGGCAACATTACGTGGGTTTATCCGTCGAGCCTTGGGCGGCAATGGAAGCGTGGATGACTAATGAAGAGTTCGTTGGGTTCTTGAAGGGTAATATCATTAAGTATCTTGCCAGAGAAAAGAACGCCAATGACTTAGATAAAGCAGGTCATTACATGCAGAAGTTGTTGGAGGTACGGTGATGGACTTAATCACTATAGATTTTGAAACATACTACGACAGGGATTTTTCCCTGTCTAAGTTAACAACAGAGGAGTACGTACGTGATCACCAATTTGAGGTGATTGGCGTGGGTATCAAGGTGAACAATGAAGGAACTGAATGGGCAAGCGGAACACGTGAACAACTTAAACAATACTTACACACCTTCAACTGGGCAGAAAGCATGGTTCTCGCTCACAACACTTTGTTTGATGGTGCCATTCTCTCTTGGGTGTTTGATATTCATCCTCGCGTGTATACCGATACTTTGTGTATCGCCCGTGCTTTACACGGGGTGGAAGTTGGCGGCAGTCTCAGGGCGTTATCTGAAAGATATGAGATTGGCGCTAAAGGAACCGAAGTCTTAAATGCTTTAGGTAAACGTCGAGCCGATTTCTCTGAACAGGACTTGTCGTTGTACGGTGACTACTGCATAAATGATGTCGAGTTAACATACAAACTATTCAACATCTTTTTGAAGAAGGGCTTTCCTAAACAAGAACTGATGATGATTGATCTGACGTTGCGAATGTTTACCGAGCCAATGCTTGAGTTGGATATTGGATTGCTTGAACAGCACCTTGAAGACACACGTGAACGTAAGGATCAGTTACTTGAGGACGCAGGTATATCTAGGGAGGACTTGATGTCTAACCCTAAGTTTGCCGCTGTGCTTGAGGGGCTAGGCGTTAAACCGCCTATGAAAATAAGTTTACGTACAGGGAAAGAAACATTCGCGTTCGCTAAGAACGATGAAGAGTTTAAAGCATTGGCTGATCATGAAGATGATCGAGTGCAGTCAGCAGTTGCCGCACGTCTGGGTACGAAAAGTACCCTTGAGGAAACACGTACTCAGAGGTTTATAGACATAAGTAAACGTGGGACTTTGCCGGTTCCAGTAAGATACTACGCCGCGCACACTGGACGGTGGGGTGGTGACGACAAGATCAACATGCAGAACCTACCTAGCCGTGGTCCAAATGGTAAGAAGTTAAAGCGCAGTATCCTCGCACCAGAGGGATATACGTTGATTGACTGTGATAGTTCGCAGATTGAGGCACGTGTACTCGCATGGCTTGCAGGTCAGGACGATCTTACACAGGCGTTTGCGAATAACGAAGACGTATACAAGGTCATGGCTTCTCGTATCTATGGTGTTCCCGAAGATGAAGTAACTAAAGACCAACGGTTTGTAGGTAAGACTACGATCCTTGGCGCAGGTTACGGCATGGGTGCAGTCAGGTTCCAAGAACAGCTAAAGGGCTTTGGATTTGAGATGGAACTGGGTGAAGCACGGCGTGTCATAACAATTTACCGAGATGCCAACTGGAAAATTAATCAGTTATGGCGTAGTTGTCAGGACATGATTAGGCATATGACCAACGGCGATACCATACAAATAGGTAAGTCAGGTGTGCTGAAAGTCTTGGGGTCGGAACGCGGTATCCTGCTTCCTTCCGGTTTGATGTTACGTTATGACGACTTATCAGGTGAGCAAGCTGATCGTGGTGTTGAGTATAGTTACAAGACACGGCGTGGTCGCACCAGAATATACGGTGGAAAAGTGACCGAGAACGTATGTCAGGCGATAGCGCGTTGCATTATTGGTGAGCAAATGTTACAAATCAGTAAGAGATGTCGCGTTGTGCTAACTGTGCATGACTCCATCGTCGTATGCGTAAAGGACGAAGATGTAGCTGAGTCACAGGCATTCGTTGAGAAGTGTATGCGTTGGACACCCGACTGGGCAGAAGGTTTGCCGATCAATTGTGAAAGCGGATTAGGAAAATCTTACGGAGATTGTGAATGAGTGTAGCACCGTGGTCGTTCAGCAAGATTAAGGCATTTGAACAATGCCCCAAGCAGTTTTACCATGAGAAAATACTCAAAGAATATCCGTTCGTACAGACTGATGCGATTCTATACGGAAATGAGTTTCACAAAGCCGCCGAAGATTACGTTGGTAGTGATACCCCACTCCCTAAGAAGTTTGACTACGCTAAACCAGTGCTCGATTCCCTGAACGCCAAGCGTGGTGTCAAACTATGCGAACAGAAGATGGGGATCACGGAGAACCTCAAACCCTGCGGTTTTTACGACAAGGACGTATGGTTCCGAGGGATTGCAGACTTACTAATCATTGATACGTTGGGTCAGACTGCGTGGGTGATTGACTATAAGACTGGTAAGAACGCACGGTATGCGGATAAAGGTCAGTTGGAACTGATGGCAATGGCTGTGTTCTTACACTACCCCGACATAAAAAAGGTCAGGGGTGGTCTGGTTTTCGTGGTCAGTAATGATCTCATCAAAGCAAGTTACGACGAGTATGATGAGCAAGAACTATGGGTTAAGTGGCAAGGCAAGTACAATGCTATGAAGACTGCCGCCGATAAGAATGTTTGGAACCCACGCCCGAATGGATTGTGTAGGCGGCACTGTCCTGTAACCGTATGTCCTCACAATGGGAGTAACTAATGCCATACAAAAATAAAGAAGATCGTAAGAAACAAAAGAACAAACCTGTTGATAGTAAAGAATTTAAGGCACGTATGGAACGTCAGCGTGCCCGTCGGAAGATGGATAAGACAGGTAAAGACGCTAACAAGAACGGTAAAGCCGACAAGAGAGAAGGCAAAGACGTAGCGCACAAGAAACCGTTGTCACGTGGGGGGTCTAACAAAGACGGCGTGACAGTACAAAGCCGAAAGCGTAACCGTTCGGCAGGTGGAGCCTTGAGTAAAGGCAAAAAGAAATAAGTTAGTGACACACTAACACCGCGCCGTAAGGCGTTGCGATGGAGAATGACGTGCAGATATTAGATAACAAGGCGCTATTGTTGCGCCTAAAAAACCCCAACAAAGTTACTAAAGTTGTCGAGAAGAGTCGAGAACTATCAGATAATCAAGTGGTGGTGAACTGGGGTGTAGACGAAGCGCACACCCTCAAGAAGTTAAACATAAACGTGCCATCACCCATTGAAGGACAGTACCAGTGGTCTGGTCAGTACAAACCGTACGAACATCAGAAGACCACAGCCGCATTCCTTACGATGAACCGCCGAGCATTTTGCTTTAACGAGCAAGGCACAGGCAAGACTGCATCTGCGATATGGGCATCTGACTTTCTTATGATGCAGGGTAAGGTAAACCGCGTGTTAGTTATCTGCCCGCTGTCGATCATGGATAGCGCATGGCGTAATGACTTGTTTAGTTTTGCCATGCACCGCACGGTTGACGTGGCTTACGGTGCTAAAGAGAAGCGCAGAAAGATTATTAATCAAGGCTCTGATTACGTTGTCATTAACTATGACGGTGTAGAGATCGTTGCCGAAGACATTGCCAATGGGGGATTCGACTGCATCATTGTGGACGAGGCCACCCACTATAAGAACGCACAGACCAAGCGTTGGAAGACACTGAATAAGCTGTTAACCGATCAGACTTGGCTATGGATGATGACAGGAACACCTGCGGCTCAGTCACCATTGGATGCGTACGGTATCGCTAAGCTAGTTAACCCTGCCGCCGTGCCTAGGTTCTTTGGTTCGTTTCGTGACATGGTGATGTATAAAGTTACCAACTTCAAATGGAAGCCGAAAGAGACAGCTACCGAGACAGTATACAACGCACTGCAACCTGCGATCAGGTTCACAAAAGAAGAGTGCCTTGACCTGCCCGACATGGTGTACGTCAAACGAGAGGTTGAACTCACGCGCCAGCAGAAAAAGTATTACAAGGAACTTAAAGATAAACTTGTTTTACAGACAGCAGGTGAGGAAGTAACTGCGCCCAACGCCGCTATCAACATGAGCAAACTCCTACAAATATCTTCTGGTGCGGTATACACCGACAACGGAGAAGCATTGGAGTTTGACATCAAGAACCGATACAAGGTTCTGCGTGAAGCAATAGACGAGAGTAGTAAGAAAGTCCTAGTCTTTGTGCCGTTCAAGCACACCATCGACATACTCACGGATAAACTACTCAAAGATGGGATACCCACTGAGATCATTCGCGGTGACGTATCTGCACCGAAGCGTACTGATATATTTCACCGATTCCAAACCACCCCCAACCCACGTGTACTGGTGATACAACCACAAGCCGCCGCGCATGGTGTGACGTTAACAGCCGCGAACACAGTTGTGTGGTGGGGGCCGACCAGTTCATTAGAAACATACGCTCAAGCTAACGCACGTGTTCACAGGTCAGGACAAGATCACAAGTGTACCGTCGTCCAGCTACAAGGATCAGCCGTAGAGAAACGTGTTTACACACTATTAGATAACAGAATCGACGTACACACAAAAATGATTGATCTTTACAAAGAATTACTTGACTAGGGTATTATACGCTAGTAGAGTAAACCTCCCGACACATTTTGTCGTGCGAATAGGAGAACTAAAAATGAGTGAGGACAA